ATGAACTGGTTTAAAAAAATCATTGTCCGCTGGGTTCGCGAAGACTGGGATAAAATTCGTGAAGAAGATATCCATGTAAATCGACCTAGACTTAGCAAAGGCATCTCTATGAGCAGTGAACGTACTATAGACAATCACGGATTTAATTTTAAAGTACACAAAGCAACTGGTGGAACTATTATTGAATTGAACAAATACGATAACGTAAACGATAGACATAAGAATGCAATTTATGTTATAATGGATGATAAAGACTTAGGCGAAGAACTAAGCAAAATTATTACAGTGGAAGGATTACGATAATGTTACATGAAAGCTTAACCGTTAATAAATTTACCGTTAAAGATAACGGTTCATTTAGAGTACGTGTAGAAACTTGGGAAGTAATTAGTCCCAAAGGATTATACAATCTCGACTTTATTCAAGAATGTCTTGATAAAGACGGAAATGTAGAACATGCAAGTACATATAACTTCTTTATGACTAAAGAAGAAATTGGAGAACTTTGCAAGGGTTTGTTGGCATCATGATTATTAGACAAGACACTCGTCCTAACAAAATGATTTGGGTTACCTTGCAAAAAGAAGGTATTCACAAATATCCAGCAGCACTTACAGATCCTAATCTTGCTACAGGCGACGAATATGATGTAAGTTTTCTAGGTTATCCGCATCGTCACACATTCCATTTCAAAGTATGGATTAGTGTTACACACGATGATCGCGATATTGAATTTATTCAATTTAAACGCTGGTTGGAAAACCTTTACAAAGAAGGTACACTACAACTAGATTACAAGAGTTGTGAAATGATGTCAGGTGATTTATATGACAGCATTTCCAATAAGTATCCAGGTCGAGAGATTTGGATTGAGGTCTCCGAAGACGGAGAAAATGGTTCATTCATCAAATACTAATTAAAGGAACTACCGATGAAAACTGAAGTTGAGAAGATTTTTAACGATCTCGACGCCCTGTTGGATTTTTGCAGATTAGAACTTCTGCCTTATAATCCGGCAGATTTGTATAACCGCCAGAGTAAAGTTTGGCAATCTTACGAGGCATCTAAACGCCCTCGTCGACACTTCGATCGTAATGATCGTAATGGCGAACGAAAGGAGTGGAAACCTCGAGGACAGCAACACTATCGGACACGTTCATAATGTCGATATACCTTGTTGATTTAGAAGCAGTTGAAACAAGGTACACAGGCGAGTGGAAAACCCACTTGCCTGCACTCTTACGAAAGGCGGGACACAATGTCAACGTTATATCAGGTCCTACGGACATTCCTAGTGCTACCACTCCGGGAGCGTTTCTTAACTTTGGCGGCACTAATATATACAAGGCTAGTCCTACTCACGGTCTATGGCATGCGGGCAGTTATGATCCTCAAGACTTCCTAGGACGGCTTGTGGGTGATAAACCTTGGGTTCGAAACGCTGAGAAGAGCTTCTATCATGCGTTCGATCACAACTACTTTGCCACTGACTTTCACATTCATATGTTTTACAAAAACTTGATCCAAGCAGATCCAGATCGTAGACAAACAATGTATAAGACTGTGATAGAAGATACTGTGTTCAATAATAAAGTAGTACGCACAGGATGGCCTATGGAATACATGGAAGATACGTTGTCTATGTATAAAGGCATGGAAAAACGTGATCTTATTTTATTTCCACATCGCATTGCCCCAGAAAAACAAGTTGAAATTTTCCGTGACCTAAAAGAACATTTACCGCAATACGAATTTGTCATCTGTCAAGAACAGCAATTAACTAAACGTGAATATCACAATTTATTAGGCGAAGCTAAGTTAGTGTTCAGCGCAAACTTACAAGAGACCTTAGGTATTAGCTGGTATGAAGGTGCAATCGTAGATGCAATCCCAATGGTTCCGGATAGATTAAGCTACAGCGAAATGGCCATGGATGTGTTTAAGTATCCTAGTGAGTGGACAGAAAGCTGGAACTCATATAACAAGTATCGTCCGGACGTGTGTAGAGAAATTGTCACACACATGGAAAATTATAAATCTCGTCTACCTAGCCTAAATAAACAGGTAGATGTTTTAAGAGAGAACTTTTTCAGTTGTAGTCGACTACTAGACTGAAAAGAGATAACAAACGTTTTTGGGCTGGTGACAATATCAGCGAATACGTTAAAGATGAGTTTGATAAAAACTATCTTATTGAAGAAGCAACAGTAGCATTCGAAGGCGTTCTCGACGCACTCCTTATTGATCGTGAAAACGATCCCAACAGCAAGGGCACAGCACGTAGACTTGCTAAAATGTACTTTAACGAAATAATGGCAGGTAGATATGAAGCAGCCCCAGATGCAACAGCGTTTCCAAATGACTCGCAAGACCGTTATGAAGGCATGTTGGTTGTTCGTAGTGAGCTGCGTAGTATGTGCAGTCATCATCACCAACCTGTGGCTGGCGTTGCTTATATTGGTATTATTGCTGCCGAAAAACTTATCGGACTTAGCAAGTACACAAGAATCGCACAGTGGTGTGCAAGACGGGGTACTCTCCAGGAGGAACTTTGTAACGACATCGCCCGCGAGATTAGCCGAGCTACTGACTCAGAGAACGTAGCAGTTTACATTCAAGCAACACACGGTTGCTGTGAAAATCGCGGCATCATGGCACATAGCAGTCTAACACAGACTACAGTATTAAAAGGAACATTTAAAAATGATCCTCATACAAAGAAGGAATTCTTTGACAACATTAAACTACAACAGGAGTTTGCCCCAAGATGACAACAGCTAAAGACCTAACAGATCATTTAATCTATCGTGCAAAGAATCTTCAAGAATTTATTGTAGAAAGAGACTTTGATCAAATTCCAACTGGCATTGTTCGTTTTAATATTCAACATACTGTAGGACAACCAGCAAGGTTATTTGTTCCTGCATTAACACAAGACGAAGCCGAGGATATGGTAGACGAGTGGTTTAGTGAGGATGTAGAATGAAATGGTTTCTTAATCTTTTAGATCGGCTAGGTCGTAAGCGTATTGTTATGGATCGTCAATGCGACGAGCCGTATCTTGAACGCTATTACTTGTTTCTAAAAGATAGGAAAACATTTCCATTTAATATATTCCTACATAAGTTTTTAAAGGGCGACCCAGATGATGTTCATGATCATCCGTGGCCGTATGCTACACTAATACTCAAAGGTGGTTACTATGAATACACTCCTAATTTCGAATATGGCAAAATGGTTGGAGAAACAAAGCATTGGCGTGGTCCTGGTCACTTCCGCTTATGCAGTTCTCACAGCTATCATCGTATCGAATTGGTTCCTGGAATAACTGCTTGGACTTTGTTTATGCCGGGTCCTCAAAAAAGAGAATGGGGATTTTTAGTTAATAATAAGTGGGTGCAACACGAGCAGTACCTTAAGGAAAGATATGAAAAAGTTAGTAATTAACAATGACGACTTTAAAGGTCTAGTCAATAAGATTTGTAGAGATATTGCATTAAGCAACTGGAAACCTGATTATGTTGTGGGATTAACTAGAGGCGGGCTACTACCTGCTGTTATGATTAGTCATTACTTAAATGTACCCATGCAATCATTAGACGTTAGTCTGCGTGACGGAGGCGAATGCGTTAGTAATCTAGGTATGGCAGAAGATGCGTTTGGGTATATCAATCACGACCCAATGTCATCAGGTGATGGTAGAAAAAATATCCTTATTGTAGACGATATCAATGATCAAGGTAGTACACTAAACTGGATTATGGAAGACTGGCCGAGTGGTTGTTTTCCAAATGACGAACGATGGGAAGAAATTTGGAATAACAATGTTCGATTTGCAGTTATTGTAGATAATCTATCTAGTAAATGTAAAGCTCCAATGAATTATTGGGGCATGGAAGTAAACAAAGCCGAAGAAGATGTTTGGATTGAATTTCCTTATGAGGAGTGGTGGACAAAATGAAGAAAGAAATTTTACCAGGAAGTCGTTGGGGTTCAGGCACTGATAAAAAATTTATTGTAATCCATGTAGTTGAAGTTGATGGACATACATGGGTTCATTATCGAGATGACAAAGTTCTTGAGCCTAGAGAATATAGTTGCTATATAGAAAGTTTTGAACAACGCTTTACAAGCCTACCCGAATGAAACAAAAATTAAAACAAGCATACATGAAAACTGCGGAGACATTTGCAGAGCTTAGTCATGCTCGGCGATTGCATGTAGGTGCAATCGTAGCCAAAGATGATAGGATTATCTCTATTGGCTACAATGGTATGCCAGCAGGTTGGGATAATAACTGTGAATATGAAGTAACAGAATTTCAAACCGAATACGGTGTTGGCAGTAAGTTAGTCAACACCGGTGAGTTAAAAACTAGACCCGAGGTATTACATGCTGAAACAAATGCGATTGCCAAACTGGCTAAATCTAACGAATCTGGTTTGGGTGCTACTATGTTTATTACCCATGCTCCATGTTTGGACTGTGCCAAACTTATCTACCAAAGTGGTATTAGCAGTGTTTTATATCGGAACACTTATAGGGATACCAGTGGTATCACGTTTCTGGAAAAATCAGGAGTAACTGTTGAACAACTTATCTAAATGGACTGTACCGGTTGAGGAAGATCCAGATACCGGCGATGCAATAATAACATTTCCGCCTGAGCTATTAGAACAAGCAGGTTGGAAAGAAGGAGATACACTTGTTTGGACAGATAACAAGGATGGCTCTTGGACTTTAACAAAAAAGAGTGTATAATAACGTATGAGTAAAATTAAAATTGCAGAGCTGTTTTACAGCATTCAAGGTGAAGGTCGCTACATGGGTGTGCCTTCTGTGTTTTTACGCACATTTGGTTGTAACTTTAAATGTGCAGGTTTTGGCATGAGTCGTGGTGAATTAAGCAACGAAGCTGAAGATATTGCAGAAGTTGCATATCTATATAACAAATATGAAGAACTACCTTTGGTTTCTACGGGGTGTGATAGCTATGCTAGCTGGCATCCTAGTTTTAAGGATCTTAGTCCAATGCTTACAAGTGATGCTATCGTAGATCGAATTATGGAAATACTTCCGCAAGATCATTGGAAGGACGAGCATCTTGTTATCACAGGCGGTGAACCATTGCTGGGTTGGCAACGTGCTTATCCAGACTTGTTGAGTCACCCTAAGATGTCAGGCTTGAAAGAGATTACATTTGAAACAAATGGCACTCAAAAGCTAACAGAAGAGTTTAAAGAATATCTGGTAGAATGGCAAATGCCTAACATGGATTTTGCTAGAGAAGTTACATTTAGCGTAAGTGCTAAACTACCATGTAGTGGAGAGAAATGGGAAGAAGCAATTCTTCCAGAAGTAGTTTGTGAATACGAAAATTTCGGTACAGCATATTTGAAATTTGTTATTGCCACAGAACAAGATTTTACCGATGCCGAATGTGCTATTGCCGCATATCGCAAAGCAGGCTTTAAAGGACATGTTTATCTAATGCCGGTAGGTGGTGTTGAAAGTGTCTACGCATTAAACAATAAGAATGTAGCATTACTAGCAATGAAAAACGGTTTACGTTATAGCGACAGACTACAAGTACCGTTATTTAAAAATGAGTGGGGAACTTAATGATTAAACAATTCTTTAAAAAGATTACAGGCTTACAAGCATTAGAAGATGCAACACAAAACGCACTAGCAGAAGCAGAGACTGCAAAGAGTATTGCTAAACAGCATTTAGAAGAAGCAATTGCAGCTGAAGCAAAAGCAGCAGAAGCTAAGTTAACTCCTAAAGAACGTGCTACACAAAAGGGCGAGCCGTGGGTAGCTGTACTTGACACACATGTTAACAAAGACAATCTACGTAATGGATTCTTTGAGCTTGATTGGAACGATGAGTTTATTGTACAATTGAAGTTGCAAGGATATGGCTATGATGGTGATCCAGATGAAGAAATTGCAGATCGATGGTTCCGTGCATTGTGCGGAGACATTGGACAAGAGGAAGGTGTTAGCATGGATCGCCGTGGGGCAGGATATGTTGACGTTAAGAAAATTGCCCCAGGTAAAGCAGAAGTTTCATGACATATATTTTAGTAGATACAGCAAATACTTTTTTCCGTGCTAGGCATGTTATCAACGGTGACGCTGATATCAAGCTGGAAGCATTTGATACATTTAAAGACTTCATTACAGAAAAAACTAATTGCACAGTATTGCAACATTCGCAGTTAGAAGCCGATGATTTAATTGCTGGATGGATTCAAAGTCATCCAAATGATGATCATGTAATTATTAGCACTGACACAGACTTTGTTCAATTAATTGCACCCAATGTAAAACAATACAACGGTGTAAGCGAAACAACAATTACACACGAAGGATACTTTGACGAAAAAGGTAATTATGTAATCGATAAGAAAACACAGTTGCCTAAAGAAATTCCAAATCCAGAATGGTTGTTATTTGAAAAGTGCATGAGAGGTGATACTAGCGATAATGTGTTTAGTGCATATCCAGGTGTTCGCAAAGAAGGCACAAAGAAAAAAGTTGGATTAAAAGAAGCATTTGCAGATCGCAACACAAAAGGATTCAACTGGAACAACATGATGTTGCAACGTTGGACCGATCATGAAGGTGTAGAGCATCGTGTACTAGATGACTACACTCGAAATTGCACTTTGATTGATCTAACAAAACAACCAGACGAAATTAGAACTATAATTACTGATACTATCGATACTGCTATTGCAGCCGATAAAAATATCAGCCAGGTAGGTATTAGATTGATAAAGTTTTGCAATCTTTATGACCTAAAGAAAATTGCAGATCAAGCTCAAGCATATGCCGAACCATTAAATGCGAGGTATAAACAATGACAGACTTACAGGCAAAACCAGTAATTGAAAATAAATTCTGGATCGTCGAGAAAGACGGAAGTAGATACGCTACATTACGAAAAGACGAAGAAAATAGATTTGTAATGTCTAATGCAACTGGAATTAAAATTTTTAAAAATAAAGAAAGTGTTACTAAACAATTTGGTAAAGACTTTTTTATTGCAAAGATTATTAAAGAAGCAGACAACGCACCAGTAAACGAAGTACACGGATACTCTACAAGTGTTGAACCACATAATGCAATGTTTGACATTAAAAGACGACTACCACTGTTTACCAAAAGCAGTGATTCTAAAAGTTTATATTGTGCAGGTCATTACATCATTAAATTCGATAAAGGTTGGGTTAAAAGTTTTTGTCCAAAATTTATCACACTTGATAGATACGAATATCGTGGTCCATATAAAACAGAAAACGATTTAAAACAGGCGCTATCAAATGTCTCACGATAAACTACCAGAACGATTAACTAGTGTTGAAAAACTAGTACAACGCTTAAAAAGTGCTGAATTAAGTAATCAACGAGAAATCAAGATGTCAATACAAGAAGCTCGAGAGATTATAACCGACTTATCTATATTGACTTCCAAAATGGCTAATCATGTGCAAGATATACGTGAAAGTCTACATAAATTAGAAGCAAATCAAGGTGTTGTTGAAGTTAAGATGGACGGCGGATCGTTCTAGAGAGATAAATATATGCGTACATAACGGATATGCATATATGAGTCGACCAAAACCTAAAGTCCTTCTAGAACACGCTAGCAAGGATAATTATAAATTAGAACAAATCCTAGAGTCGGAAGCTATCTGGGCGGTGTTTTTTAAAGGGCAACCTTTTAATCTAAAGAGCGGTAGCTTAGTGGCTAGTTATCCCGGACCTAAATATAAAAAAGTATCATTTAGTAATCCCGGTCATGCACACAATCTAGCAAAGAAATTAAATCGTTTGTTTAAAACTTCAGACTTCGCAGTATATAAACTTACATCAGGTGAAGAAATAACAATTTAAAATGGATGTAAAAGATCGCTATACTGCTGTATTTTTAAAAGCAGTTAACATTACACCAACCGAAACTGCCCTTAAGGATTACAAATCTGTTTGGTGGTTAAATTTTAGAAATAAAAATGAGGGCGGGCTGCGATTAACCGAACAAGGCTTAGAGTTTGTAACTACCAAAGCCGAGATAAAATCTTACTTTATAGAGTTTCCAAAAGGTCTAAGTGTTACACCGCAGGTGTTAATATGGTTAGACAACTTTATAAAATCACCATATTTCATAAACAAGAAAGGTATTACAGTATTGTCGGAAAAAACAGCATTTGAGCTGTACTTATTTTCTGGAGATGTAAAGAAGATGGGTGCCAGCAAGGCACTTGCTAAATTACTCGCTCAAGAATCAAGCCACGATTGAATCTGTAGTTTAAATAAAAGTATGTTAAAATTAAACCCTTTGAGTGTTTGCAAGAAAAGGAAAGTTAGTTTTCTGCCTGTTCATTTTTCAAAGATACAGGTAGCAGAACAAGATTTTCTGTTTGATAACACCATGGAAGATTGGATTGAATCTAAACTACATGGTAGGTACGCAATTGTAAACTTGCCTCACTCGTCGGACGGTAACAAGACAACAACAAAGAAGTTTGTAGCTTTTGAAGATTCAAAAGAACTTACTTTTTTTATGTTAGCATATCCAAACATAAGGAGAACTTAAATGGAAGAGCAAGTAACACAACCAGTCCCAGAAGAACAAACTACTGGTCAGGAAGCACCTGCAGAATCAACTGAATTAAACATCAGCGATCTACAGGCATTAAAAGCAATCATCGATGTCGCAAGCGGACGCGGTGCATTCAAAGCCAACGAACTAGAAGCTGTTGGCAAAACGTATAATCGTTTAAACAACTTTTTAACACAAGTTACTAAAGGACAATAATCATGGCCCAAATTAAACACGTTGGGAAAATGAAAAATAACAACGCGAAAGTACTTGTTGTTTTTCGTACACTACCCGGTGACCCATACTTTGGATTAGTTGTTGGCACAGCAAGTTTGTCCGATAGCTATCACAACGCAATTATTCAATTAGTTGAAAGCGCACAAGCACAAGATGCAAATGAGTTCGGAGATATTCTAGGTATTAGACATTTTCCAGACGGGCGTTTAATGTTGGAAGCATTACATTCAGACGGTAAACTTATTAAGGTAGGTACATCGGATGTATTGATGACACCTGATACTAGTAATATAGTTCAGTTGTCAGAACTAAATGCGCTAATTGCCGAGCAAAAAGGTCTAGCTATTGATGAGCTAGCAGGATTTATCGGAGTTAAACCGGGCGCCGAAGTTAAAGAAATTGCTCGTGTCAACGAAGTGCCAGTGCAGGAAACAGAAAAAGCGCCAGATGTACTTGACGATTCAGCACTTGCTAAACAGTTCCGTAGCCAAGCAGATGCCATGTATAAGGAAGCTGCAAAGTTGCGCAAACAGGCAGATGAATTAGATCCACCTGTTAAGAAAGCAACTAAGGCTAAAGAAACTGCTGATGCCTAAAAAATTCTTTAGACCACCTAGTAAAATAATTAAAGAGTGGCCTGAAATTTTTGAAGATATGTATATGAGTACCATGCCTTTGCATTATACAAAAGTAATGCAAATTAAATTTGAAGATGGAAGGGTATGGGAAATTAATGTTGCAGAACTTGTTGAGGAAATAGGCAGCGATGCATTATCAACTAAATTACTTGACACATTTAAAGAATATCATGAAGAAATTAAAGGCGTTGACTTTGACATTGATATTAGTAAACTAAAAACCGATATTAAAAAATCTACTAAGACAATTCTTTAAAATATCTAGTTGTGCGTTCTACTGCATCGCCGATGTATAGTTTTCTAAAGTTTGTATGTTGATATATGTATAAGTTATGTTCAACATATAACTGCCATTTTGCAAAGTATTTTTCTTTATCGTCGTTGATCCAATTTAAAAAAGATTCGTGAAATGTTGCGAATCTTTTTTTATTGTCTAAAATTTCATCATAACTAGTATCAATAAAATCAGTCTTAAATCCAAAACTTTGTAATTTTTTTAAAAGATTAGGCTGACCTAATACTATAAACGGATGTCCCATTGCTATAGGGCGAAACGTTTTTTCTGTTATAAACAAACCT